CGATAGGCACCACGGGCTTCTTGATGTCTTGATGCCCTCGCCCACCCTGGCTGAGTTGAGGCTTCCACATCTTGTACCGCTGCCCCATCGCCTGCATTGCGCTGAATGCTCCGGCGTTCTGCACCTGCACCATCTCAGTCCGAGCTATTAGGCTGGCCCGGCTGAATACGTCGCGAGTTATTGGCGGCCCTGCCTCGAGCGGCTCGAGCACTCCCCGCGTCGGTCTCTGATTGGGGGCGAGCACTTCAGCTCCATCGGCAAAGTATGAGAACCGCAGCCGTCGAGCGAGCTCAGCATGCGTAAGCCCTGGATCCTCGGTTAGCCAGCCCGAGACAAACTCGCGGCTCTTGCGCCTAAACTCGCTGGTCACGTTCTGGATCAACATCGTCTGCTCTCGCCGCTTCTCGTTGAAATATTGCTGATAGAGCTCGGGCGGCACGGTGTATTTCGAGTCTATGCGCTGCCCCGCATCTTGCATCTCTCGGATGCCCGCGTTGGCTGTCACCGTTGCCAGTGCGTCAATCACCCGCTGGGGATTTGGCGCCGCCTTTCGCACCACGCCCCTGAGCCGCTTTATCTCTTCGTCAACGAGCTGCTTGTAATACTGACTGAGAATCTGGCGAATCTTCACCGCTAGAGCTTTGCTTCTCGCCTCGGCTTTGCCCGCGCCTGGTCCGCGTCGGGTTCTCGAGAAGCTCGGCCATTTGCTCCGAGGGCCTCGAGCCTTGGCTATGCGCTGCATCATATCCACGCCCCGCCAACGTGCCCATCGGACGGGTTGATCTTGATTTCCGGTATCGTCTTTTCGTCGAGCTCGGTGCATGCCCACACCATTGCGTCTAACCTGTCGGGGCTCTGCTTTGTTAGCCCTGGGACGTAATTCGTGAGCTGGTCCTCGAGCGCCGGCATGATGCCGCAGACGTGCAGCCGCCCCTGCTCGAGACGCGCCGCGATTGGTTCCGCTCGGGCGTGCTTGCCCTTGGATGCGTGAATGAGTTTGACCGGCACCGAGCGGTCGAGTTGCTCGCTGATTGTCCGCCACGTCTCGCCGCCTTGATTGCTCTCGAAGACTAGCCGGTCTGCCTTGTGGTGCTTGTAGGCTTCTATCGCTCTTCGACATACCGCGTCAGGAGTGCCGCGCATGCTCAAGTCCTCGAGTATATAGAGATGCCCGCTCGAGCAGAGCCCCGCCACCACTAGCCCGCTTTCGTCAGACTCGGCATTGCTGGTGGTCGCTGGGTCTACTGCCACAACGATGCGCCGAAGTGTCGGGTGGTTGTCTACCCTGTAGGTGTCAATATCTTGACGCAAGAATAGAGCACCAGGTAGCTCAGAGAGAAGCTCACCCATGAGTTCTTGACGGCCTAGCGTGGTCCCCTTGTATCGGTCGTGAATGGCCTCGATGAAGTCAGCCGAAAGGTTGGCTTGATTGTCCATCGTGCTGCCCCGCGTTACGTGCGTGCTGTCGAGCTGCGCTAGCTTGCGAAGCATATGTAGGGGCCTCGGGGTTGTGGTCACCACCACTCGAGGCCGGGTGCCTAAGCGCATTCCGAACTTGAGTTGGTCCCAGGCCTCGAGCCGGTGCCATGCCGCGAGCTCATCAGCCCAGGCGTAATGATGTTGAGGCCCGCGCATCTGGTCAGGCTTCTCGGCTGTGTAGGTGGTGGCCATACTTCCATTGGGCCAAGTGAGCCGCCGCTTGCTCGGCTCATATTCCGGTCGCTCGCTGTCATGGGCACAAGCCATGATTCCGCTCTGCCCCTCAACCATGACATCTCGAGCATCACTGGCAGACCGAGCCACTAACGCAATGCGGCAGCCGGGCACCTCGAGCGCTCGCTCAATCACCCACTCTGCCCCTGTTCTGGTTTTGCCCCAGCCTCGCCCTGCTTGGATTAGCCAGGTGCGCCAGTCGCCGCCGGGCTCGAGTTGGTCTTGACGCGCTGCGAAACACCAAAGACGCATGAGCGTCTCAACCTCATCGGGCTCGAGCCCTTTGATAAACTCATTCCTCACCGCTACGCTCTGCAAGCTCAGCCAGTTTTGCCAAGAGCCGTTCTTTTGCGTCGGTGGTTTCAACCTTGGCATCTATCTCAACCTCTTGCTTTGTCTTCGGTATGAACATCGCCCGGCGCCGCTCGAGCTTCCAGGCAGCCGCCTGCCAAGTGCCAGCCATCGCGGCCTTCTCAATCATCGCGAGCCATCGGTTTGTTGCCTCGCCCTCAACCTCTTTTATGCGTCTCAAAAATCCAGTGAACTTTTTGCTAGTCGCAAGGTTTGGCTGCTCTTCTGCCTTCTTCTTTTGCTCGTAGTACCAGCCATCGCTGAACCCAGCGCAGCCGCAAGCATCCTTGACGGGACACCCCAGCCGAATAGCTTTCAAGAATCGATCTTGCATATCTTCGGTGAGAATCTTAGGCTTGCGCCCCGCGTTGCTCTTGCGCTTCTTAGCCATTCACCAGCTCGGCAGTCTGCCCGGTGAAATCTTCCCAGCGCTTTATGATTACATCGCAATAAGCCGGTGATAGCTCCATCATTCGGCAGTAACGGGAGGTTTTCTCGCAAGCGATAAGCGTGGTGCCTGATCCGCCATAGAGATCGGCAACGATGCCACCTGTCTTCCCCCACTGACTCATTACGTCTTCACAGAGTGACGTTGGCTTTTGAGTTGGATGAACGCGATTGCGGGCTTCTGTTGGATTTGAGGAAGAAAGGAATCCAAACCAATCGTGGCGGAGCATTCGCCTTTTATGTTTAGCCTTGGACCAGCACAGTTCAAATTCAGCGCCAATGGCTTCCGCTTGAGACTCCTTACGTTTGTCCCAGACAAGCCATGAGCCATCGTTTTTGTTAGGGATCAGTTCTGCGAAATAGTCAGCGCCCCAAACAAAAATTTCTTTGCAGTAACTGAAGGAGGCAAAGATTGTATCTATCAGCTCTGGGGTGAAGTCATCGTGGTCCCCAATTACCTTTTTGTATTTGTTGCCAGAAGTACCTGCCTTGGCACCCATTGACTTCATGCTGCCTTGAATGCCTGACCAATCGGTGTCAAGGAACATGCCATACGGCGGATCCGTGAAAACCATATCAGCTCTCTGCCCATCCATCAGCGCCGCCACATCATCAGCGCTGGTGCTATCTCCGCACATCAACCGATGATCCCCAAGCTGCCAAATCTGCCCCGGTTGCGCGGTCGGTTCTTCCGGCACCTCTGGCACTTCGTCGGGGTCGGTGTTGCCCTCGGTGATACCTGTCACCTCATCGACTAACGCCGTCAACTCTTCATCACTAAAGCCCGCCGCCTCAACCAGTGCTTCGTCTTCAATCTGCAAAGCGCTGAGTTGCTTGGCTAGCGCCTCTTCATCCCACTCGGCAAGCTCGCCCGTGCGGTTATCGGCTATTGCGTAAGCCGTAGCATTTACGCCATCGAGCTCAGTCGTAATGATATTGATTGAATCCCAGCCTAGAGCTCGCGCAGCCGTGAGCGTACCATTACCCGCAATGACGATGCCCTTCTCATTAACAACGATAGGTTTTTGCTGGCCGAACCTCTTGAGGCTCGATTTGATAGCATCCAGGTTTTTGGCATCATGCGCTCGGACGTTCGCCGGGTCGCAATCCAGCTCGTCAATCATCACCCGTTCAACTTGCATTCAACACCTCGATAATCGGTTCCCGTGCTCGGTCCTTCCAGACCCACACTTCCTTACTGGTATGTGGTGGCACCTCAAAAGAGTTGAGCGCTTCCATTTCCACTGAGCCCGGTCTTCTGTTCGCCTTCACTTGAACCAATCGAGTGCCATGAGCGCCGATGGCGATCACATCCCACTCACCCAAGCTCGCCGCTGAGCGCGTGCACTTGTAACCCACGGCCTCAAGCCGCTTCATCGTCTTAAGCTCAAGCCGCGTGCCCTTGGCCTTGCAGTTTTTCACCTTGCCCATCAATGAATCCAAACAGAGCCGCCGCCCAGCTCCGGCTCTTCGTTAAACAAAGTCCCCTTGCCCCATAGCCGCTCCGACACTGTGCGCTCCTGAGCATAAACCCCGCGCTCGATTGCCTTCACCGAGTCAGTTACCAGTGACTCGCTCGGTTGCTCGCCTTCAAGCCAAGCAACCACCCATTCATTGAGCAGCTCAAAATCTTCCATCAGATCCCCCTTCGATGTTGAAAATATATCGTATTTTTACACTCACCCGCAATCGTAAAGGGGAAATTGACTATTAAATCCGTCAAGTCAAAAGCCCCCCA